TGGGCCAGCAATGAGATATTTAAATTATCCTAAATCCTATCACACAGCAAAGAAGTTCTATTTACAAAGAAATTTAGATATGCCAACATCTAATACATTGGCCCAAATGTCCAAGAATTTAGATATATTTTATAAAGATAAAGAAAAGATCCTTGCAGCCCAGGCAGTAATAGACAGGGCGGTGGAGAAATTATACGAAGAAGATCTCCTAGCAGAAGATATAAACAAACTCTCTAATGCAATACATAAAGCAATTCAAACAATTAATCTAATTGAAGGTAAGTCTACAAACATAAATGAAAATAGATCTAAAGATGGAACAGATCTAGCAATCGTAGATATGCTAAATGAAGCTAAAGCTAGAAATGAATCTATTAAATCAAACATACATTTAATTAAATAGATACCACCCGATTTGACAAATTGAATTACATTTTGTATTTTGCTACTCTAGATAAATTTCTATAGTAAAATTAATACTTATACCAATAAGGAGCATATGGACTTAGAAACATATTTATCAGATATTAATCCTGAATTGTTATCAATTTCTGAAGGACGTATTGAACTTACTAAATATGATCCAATGCTATTTGCTCTTATATATTTGCCGCATCACTTAAAGAATGCACATAATGAATTAACTCTTTCTGAATTTCACTGGGCATTAGCTGAATATGGCAAAACTTGGATTAATTCTCCAACTAAGCCAAAAGAAAATAGAGATGCTTTCATAGCACCTAGAGAATGTGGCAAATCTACTTGGATCTTCCTAATATTGCCATTATGGGCTGCCGCCCATGGGCATATTAAATTCGTAGCTGCATTTTCTGATGCTGCTAGTCAGGCAGAAACACATCTGATGACATTTAAGAATGAATTGGATACAAATGAATATCTTAAAGCAGATTACGCCACACTATGTACACCTAAAATTGTCGGTAGCACTGGGCGTTCCATTGCGAATAATAGCTGGAGAATTGTTCAGGCAAATGATTTTATCTTTGATGCTAATGGCATTGATACCAATTCTTTGGGTAAAAAAGTATTTGGTCAAAGACCAGACCTCATCATCCTAGATGATATAGAAAAAGGCGAGAAGAATTATTCAGAATATCAGGCTGGACAACAGAGAAATACAGTTTTTGATGATATTGCTCCAATGAATATATATGCTCGTATGATTATTGTGGGAACTACCACTATGCCTAATTCTATGATGGATCAATTTAGAAAATATGCAGAAGGACAGACAGATAAGGCTCTAGATTGGATTAGAGACCAGAATGTGCGTGTTCACTACTTCCCAGCCATCATGACCGCTGATGATGGCTCAGAACGCTCTGTATGGCCTCAGAAGTGGCCTCTAGACTGGTTGTTAAGCCAGCGTCACTTACGTGACTTTGCCAAGAACTATATGAATAGACCTGTAAATGCTGATGGTAATTTCTGGACTGAACAAGATATTATTTTGAATGAATTAGAAGAATATGGAAATACAATTATTTCTATTGACCCAGCAGTAACAAAAACAAAGATTTCTGACTATACGGGAGTTGCCGTATTGTCCAGAGGTGATGATGACAATATTTATGTGCGAGAAGCCTTGCAGATGAAGGTGTCGCCATCAGAATTAGCAGAACGAGTGGCAGCACTCGTAGATATATATGACCCAGGCGTTATATATGTTGAAACGAACCAAGGTGGAGATCTATGGCAGGATGTATTTAAAGATATTCCTGTAAAATATAGATCTGTAAAACAATCTGTGTCAAAGCAGATACGAGCTGGTAAGGCCTTGAACTTTTATCAGCAAGGAAAGATACGCCATACTACACATTTCCCAGCGCTGGAAGAACAAATGTGGGCATTCCCAAAGATTTCCCACGATGACGTTCTTGATGCTGTAGTATCAGGGATACTTTACTTTTTGGACAATAAGGCTCCAAAGGTATTATCCAAGCAATTTAATTATCTGAGGAGATAAATATGTCAGACATAAAAAAGGCGTTCGATCATATACTAGCCCAGAGAGATGCATATGTAAAGGCGGAGGCATATTATGATGGCCACCAGCCAGAAGTATTTCAATCTCAACGATGGAATAGAATATTTAGATTTGAAAACGCAGACTTTAGATTCAACTTTGCTAAAACAGTAGTTGATTCTGTATTAAATAGACTTGAAATTAATCAAGTCCAAGCAACAACACAAGCGGCTAACCGCTTTATTGATCGTGTATTTGATCAAACAGATTTAAAGATAGATATAAATGAAATTCATAGATCAGCATTAATTCATGGAGATACATATGCAATTGTTTGGCCAGACATGACTGGTCAAGTCGCAATTGATTACAACTCTCCACTTACAACTGTAATTGTTTATGATCAGGAAAATCCTAGAATTAAATCATTTGCAGCAAAAATGTGGCAAATAGAGACTGAAACAGGTAAAATGCTTAAGATTAATCTCTATTATCCAGATAGAATTGAAAAATATCAAGGAATGGGCGATTTAGAAATATTAACAACTGTTCCTAATATGATTTTGACAGAAACTGTTGCAAATCCATGGAATGAAATTCCTGTTTTCCATTTCCGCACACATAAGCCATATGGAAAGCCTGAGCACTATGATGCTTACGGCCCACAGGATGCAATTAATAAATTAATCAATACTCATATGTACACCGTAGATTATCAGGGTGCTCCACAGCGCTATGCTTTGTCTAATGGTGGCAATTCATCTGAGTTTGAAGATTTTAGCGATGATGATACTGCTAGAGAGAATCTAGGCGCATTGCAAAATGGCCCAGGACAACTCTGGTATTTGCAGGGCGTGTCCAGCGTTGGACAATTCCCAGCAGCAGATCCAAAGACATTTACAGAGCCAGTAATGGAATTCGTAAATGCAATGGCATCAATTACATCTACACCAACACATTATTTCACCAAGGGAAGCTATATTCCATCTGGTGAGGCACTTCGTGTCTCTGAGGCACCTTTAACTAAGAAGGTTCTCAACCGCCAGCTTGCATTTGGCAATACTTGGAGAGATTTATTCAAATTCATGCTTCGTGTTGAAGGAATTTCAGCAGAAGTAGAAATTGATTGGCAAAATCCAGAAACAATTGATACTGTAGATCAATGGGATATTGCTGTACGCAAGAAGAGCGTCGGAATGCCATTGGAACAGATTCTTTTGGAACTTGGATATGATGCAGAAATCGCAGCACAGGTTGCTGAGGCTTCTGTAGTCCCAACAGGACAAACGCAAGACATTTCTCTACAATCAACTGGAGTAAATGCAAATAATTTGGCTTTGGAACAAACCGCAGCCGAACAAAATCAATAAGAAGGATAAATAATGGAAGAAACTCAGATGGATGGTACGTCCGAAGAGATCAAAGACCCAGCAGCTGTCTTGGCCGCTCTTGATCGTGCCAAAAAAGATGCAAAACAATTTAGAGAAGAGAAGGAAGCCCTGGAATTAGAGATAACGAAATCCCAGGAACAAATTGCTAAATTTTCTGGTAAATTGTTGAGAGAAAAAGTGCTGCAAGAAGTAGCCAAGCAGTATGTTGGGCCTTCCGAAAGATTATTAAAGTTTATTAACTTCGAAGCATTATCATTTGATGATGAATTTAATTTATTAGGCTTTGATGACCAAATGGATAGAATAAAAAAGGACTTTCCTGAAATATTTGATCCAAAATTGCTGGTGGCAGGAAAAGCAGATTCAGCAGAAGCTACACCAGTAGACAAAAAGATATCAACAAGCGAAAAACTAGCTAAAATAGCGCTTGGGAGATAGATTTATCTAATTAAATAATGTATAATTAGGGTATGCAAGCCTCCAAATGGACGTTTGGACTTGCGACCATAGATATATTGGACGATAATCTATTTTCAATAGTTCAAATTAACTAATTTAGGAGAAATAACATGGCAAGAACAGATTTTACAGAAGCCAATGGTTATATTCTTGAAGAGCAAGGTTCTGCAGTAATTCAGGACCTCGTCGCCAATTCTGGCGTTGAAGCATTTGCTCGTCGTGAAGCCATGGCATCTCGCACAAAGTCCGTCCCTCGTTTTGTTGCTGATGCTCCAGAGGTTGTCGCCGAAGGCGCAGCTATTCCAGAAGCAGCAGCTACATTGGACGAAATCGTACTTACAGCACGTAAGTTCGCAAAGATTTTCCATGTCTCTGAGGAAGATCTAAATGATAACCTCGTAGACGTACTAACTACATATCGCAGAGAGTGGGCAAGCCGTTGGGCTCGTAAGTTCGACAATGCCTGCCTTGGTGTAAGCGTTGCACAAGATGGAACAGATACTGCTCCATATACCTCGCTATATCGCCTCATCGGTATGCCAGCACAGCCAACCAACTTGATTACAACTGGTGGCGCACTTTCTTACGAAGACCTAAACAATGCCCTTGGCATCGTTGAGGATTCAAGCAAGTTTGATGCTGCTAACACAGTTTGGATGGCACATCCAAAGATGCTTAAGGAAATTCGTGGAATGATCAAGGGCAACAATGACCTTGTTCTTCCAGATCCACTAGCAGGAACTCCAGGAAGCCTCTTCGGTTATCCATTGGTAGTTTCATACGGTGCAGCTGTTTCAACAGCAGCATCCGCATCACCAGCAGGCAACCCAAGACCACCGGCATTGGTTGCCCAGGCCACGATGTCATTGCCGTTCGGGGGCAACCGCATGGGAGTATCACCCACGATGAACGCTGTGTTGCTGCGCTCATTATTGAGGCGAACCATGGCTGGAATAAGCTCGGGATAGTTAGGCGCGGCTATCAAATTATATTGAAGTTGCTCCTCACGCAGCACATCACTATTGTCTATGGCCGCTTGCATGGCCTGCACGATGATCTGCCGTTGGGCAAGCCGTCCCATGTAGGGAGATCCATCGCTGCGATTACCGGCCGCTGTGACCCAAGCATTGAGTTCCAAGAGACTCCAGTATGTGGGGTTGGTAGGCGCGTTGCCGGTGGTGTTCTGGATCGCGATGTACACCAGGCCATTGTAGAGAACCTTGTTGCCTGTGACATAAGCAGTGGTGCTGACATAATTTTCAAGACCAAACTCGTTTACCGTGGGGCTAAAGTAATTAGCACGGAAAGCCTTGACATTGAATCCTGATCTACGAGTATTGAATAGCAACATTCCTGCAGGAGAAAGACTGGGATCTGGCGCATCGAGATCTAGATAATTGCTGGTCAAAAGGCTTTGGATCGTTGGTATAGCATTAGTTATAGGATTGGTCACTCCATTGGGTGCCCAACGAGCATCAGCGAACAGCACACCATTGCTGGTGGTCTGATCGGTGTTGTTGATGGTGACCCATTGATCGGCGCCATCAACGTTTTGCCAACGTTTGATAACGGGATACAATTCGAGATTACTGGTATCGATCCAGAGATCACCATAAACAAGATCCGTACCATCACTTTGCTCTGTGGGTTCTGTAGCGCTCACTAAAGGACCTGCGGGATCTGTGTTGGTTAGATTGAATCCACGCACGTCATTGGCAACGTTTTTGTAGCCTAACCATGCATTACCACTGTTGATCATGATATCTACTTGATTTACAGCGCTGTAATACCAGTAACGACCATTGGCGGGATCTTGATCTGGCGCTTGATCGCGCCG